GCTTGAGCTCCTGCCGCTTGTTGCATTGGGTTGACGGGTACACCGCCAGTTGCCGCGCCTGCCATATTAGCCTACCTGATTCCCAAATAATGAGTTGTAAATCTCGGCCTCGGTAGGGTTGGCCGCTTGGCCTGCCTGCACTGCCGCCTGAAACTGTGGTGCTGAAGAGTAACCTGTCACACCACCGATTGTTTGAGCCTGTGGCATGCCTGAGAACGCAGTCATGTTTTCGTAGCCGGTTGGCATCATGCCGAACGCTTGTGCCGTGTCGATGTTCATCTGACCTGCCGCACGTTGCGCTTGATTTGGAGCCGCTACATCCAGTCCAAAGTATGGCTGATATCCAAGTTGTTGGACCTGTTCAGCGCGGGCAATGTTGCGTACCGAGGGCTCTTTGATCCAATCTGGAATTTCTGTTGCCGCTGTAGAGCTTCCGCCCTTTCCGCCACCGCTCATGTTATCTCCTTCGCGAGAGTCACAAATTGTTCTCTGTAACCATGATCGGCCAACACTCTTGACCAACCTTTACGTCCTGCGATTGTCATGGCACTGCAACCCTGGGATTTACCCCATTCTTCGGCTGACTTCTGCATATCGACAATCGTTTCCATGTTTCCGCCCGCTAAGAAGACATGTAAAACTTTCTTCATAGGATACACTACAATCTCTGTAACCGCACATGCGTCCTCGCCCGGCCACAGTTGCATCCTGCCCTCAATTATACCCTGTGCAACATCTTTTGCAGAGTGCGTTCCTCCGCTGTACTGTAACGCCGCATCTATCCAAGGTAGACACCTTTTCAACTGAAATACAATTTCAGGAAACTCGCCCGTTTCTTCCATTACACACTCTTCACCATTAAAGTTACTGACGGCACTGCCGGGCAGAATGATTCAGCCGCATACGACTCCAGACTTGTGTCCAGATCATCGACTGCGAACATCGCTTCCAAGTAATCACCCGCGCTCACATCAAAGATTGCCGCCCTTGCTATCGTCTTTGACTCATCATTGTCGTGTACTGTGACCTTCATTGTGGACCCGGTAACATCTGTACCGTTCAACCTCGGCCAGAAGTAAAATGTCTTTGCGTTCGCTGATTGCGAGTTCAGTTGGGCCGTGAAGTGGATGTAATACTTCCCGGAGTTGGCGAACACGATTCGACTGGTAGGTGTGCCAACAGAAATGCCATTGGAGTAAGCAGTGGTTCCCCATGTGATCGCCGTTGCCGTGTTGATCGTAGTGGCTGTCTGGTCTGTGAAGTCGACAAAAGCACCGTAACCGTATCCTTGGTCTGGCTCGTTTGCGCCGTAGCTCAGAGGAACCCACTCACCATCGTATGAGACAACAGGGTGACCGATCGATCGATCCCACATGAGGATGCCGTCTTCTGACGCTGTTTCGCCTGTAGTCAGTTGGCGTAGCCTGTCCTTGGTGCGTGTCAGCCAAGTATTGAGCCGCTCGCCCCAGTCAGACCAGTTTGCGCCATGTGGAGGAGGGGGTAACCAACTCACCGTCTGCCACCCGCCTCTGCGTTGACTCTCATCACGCCTACGCGCCAGTCATCGTTGCCTGTCGATTCGATACGCATACGCATCTGCCGCCCAGTAAAGCGTAAGCTTGTTGGGTTTCCGGTGCTGTATGGGCCGTATGTGCGCTCAGTGTCATTCGGGTAGAACCGAGACTTGAACGTCACGCTGACCTCACCCTGCGTCTCTTCATCAGGGATCAGTTGATTGACTTTCATGACTGTATCGCCATTGCCGAGTGAGATTGGGCCTGTCTCAGCGTATGGAGTCAGCAAGCCGTGGCCTACACCATGAAGCTCATGCTCATAGATGACCCCGGTAGGATCAACCCACAGTGGCTCATCGAACACGCCCTGATCTGCGCCAGTGGTTCTCTCGATCGCACCGATTTCCCAGTGGTTTTCGAGGTAGTCATACGCCACATAAGTGTCGCACTCAGTCGATCCCTGTGATGGGTAGAACCACCAAATCTCACCGTACTCGCTGTTATGCACTGCGAACACCTTGGTGATCTGGTTTTTGTTCATGCCCTCAAATACATAATCCTGTACATCACAAGCCATCTGCCGGGCAGTGGAGCCGTCAAACATGTAGAAAGACTCCTTACCCATCCAGAACGCGCCCTGATCGATGGCAACCAATCCTTTGCGCGATACAGCCCCACAGGCCGTCCCAACGCGCTCAAAGCCGTAGACGTATGGCGGGCCTTGGTAAGTCGCTATATGGGCGTCTACGTTGGTCAGAATGATGGCCCTGCCACGCATCCTTGCCCCACACATGATCTCGCCACTTGTCTGTAGCTCGATGTCACCTGCTTCGTTTGTTGCCGCAGGAGTCCACAGCGTATTGTCCTCACGGTCACACCAAGCGATCTTCCGAGGGTTGCCACCTGCTTGCATTGCAAAGATGAACCGCTCTTCAGTCACAAGAATTGATTTACATGAGGTTGGGCTATTTGCGATCTGAGCGGCAGGAGTGCCAGTGTCTAATTGCCACTCGTAGAGCTTGCCGTCCTGAGTAGCACAGCCGACTAGGTATTCACCCCAGTTATCCAGAGTCCATACATCTGTTTCTTGAAACTGACCTGTACCTTCGCGCTTCACGCCAAATAAGCCAGTGCCAAAATAAGAGCCGCCGTAAGCAGTATTAACTTCTGCGTCATCTGCGCCAGTCGTGAAAGATGTTGGGGTAATGTCAAAAGCAGAGCCGGATGCATTAACGTACACAAGCTCATTTGCTGTGCCGATGCCGATATTTCCGTTTTGTGAGTTATCAACCCATGAGTGCATTGCGCGTGGCGTTGCGGTCAAATCTGATGAAACGTCAACCTTCTCGTTCCATCCACCTACTGGGCGCATTGATCCTTGATGCCAACGCACAAGGTTAGCGTCACGCCACCGATTCGATCCCTCAAAGTCAGTCCCAACTCGATAGACACCCGGTTGGATTTTTAGTGGAATCAGTGGCATAACGGCACTCCAGTATGTGTCAGATTAGAGCGATGTTACCGCATCCCGAGCCGCATTTCCTGCCGCTACTGCGTCATCTTCTGAATCGCCATTAGCGATTGCCGCATCATAAGCCGCATCGTATGCCGCTTGCTTTGCCTCATTTAACGCTGTCGTATAAGCAGAATTCCAAGCAGTCTCTGCAAAGGCGTAATCCGCAAATGATGTGATTTCGCTGTTATGCGTGATATCACCTGTTGACACATCTTTGTTTTCAACTTCACCGTTTGAGCCATCCCAATGAACTGCATGAATGGTGTTTGCCAACCCAGTAGAATTACAAATAAAGAAAAGACCGTCCTTCCCAACTTGCATTTCGCCTGATCCGTTATTGATGATTACCCATGTTGCCATGTTTGTCTCCTTTACTCCCCAATTCTTGAGGAATGATGTTAAATATTATAATTGACATTACTCATTTAAGTAATACCAACCAGTAGCGATGTACTTATCGCATGAATAGACTGGATTGCCTCTGTGCGTATGGGTAAATGCCGCAGGGAAGAAGCACACAGTTCCTTTTTTTGGTTTAACTTTGATTCCATACTCCAGAAACTCTGTTTCGCCCTCTCCATCTGGAATATCGTTAAGGTATATCGTCCAAGTTAAATTTCTGTACGCGGAACCGTTTCCATAGGCGTGTTCGCAGTGCCAAATATGAAATCCACCTTTTGGCGGTGTCTTCTGAACTTTTATTGAGTTGCTGTAAAACAATTGCATCCCGACAGATGGATATTCCTCAATGTATTTAGAGAGCGCAGTGTCTAATATCGCATTAGTCTCTTGAGCCAACTCTTTTGCATCTATTTCAAACATAAAAGAGTAATCTTTTCTATTCCGGAGGCCATCATTAGTATCTTGACCTCGATAATGAGATGTTGTCGATTCAAGCTCTTGGTACTTTGCAATCATTCTTTCACAATAATCTTCTGACGCAGTGCCTTCGTAAACCCCTACAAATGATGGATTCATTGAACATCCTTTAAATCTATAAACTTGGTGTTGCTATTAACTTCAGCGTACACCTTCAGAAGCTCTTGCGATGAATTGTTAGCCTTAACCATCTCATTTCTGAACGACTCAATTGCCGCCCCAGATTGCCTAGACTGCATTGCGTTCTCAACAAGAAGCATTGGAAGCCATGCCATTGAGCACGAATACTCATCAACTTCTTTGCCTGAGTTCGGGTCTGTGCCACGCATTTGGACAAACCAAGCGCAATCTAGTTGCTTGCATGGCTCAAACCCATTCAGAGGACAGTTGTCCTTAACCTTCAATTCCATAGCTCACCCCCTCTTTGTATGGAAAAGTTTTAATCTTTCGATGCGATAATCAAGTCCACATATTGCACGTTAATCGATGCTGTACCAGAGCTTACTGCCAAGTTACCAACTCCGGGCGCGCCATTCATCGTTCCTGATAAGTTATGCGAGTGATTGTGTGATCCGCCACCGCCAGTAGAACCTGTGCTTGCGCTTCCAGAAACACCATAACCGGGGGTATTAGTGTTTGTGGCATAAGGCGAACCATTTCCTTTGTTTTGTGTGTGTGAGTGACTTGGAATCTGAGCCGTAGAAAGTGTCGTACTTCCAATGGTTCCAGAAACAGATACGGCCAAGTTACCAACAGCGGGTTCACCAGAAAGCGAGATACCGCTGACAGCAGGAGTCGCTAATGCTGTGCTGAACGCTGTTGTACCGCCAGAACTTACCGTTCCTGAGACTACACGCAATGCTTTGTCATCGTGTGTGGTCTGCTTCGTCCACCCTGTTGGAGCCGCTGTCTGTTGGAACACGTGCCTGATGGGAAAGCCGCCAATCCTGTCAGCGCAGAACCATCAATCGCAGGGAGCGCACCAGAAAGCGTTGATGAAGCAACCGTACCACTGGTGATGTTGATGCCTGTGACAGCAGTCGTCCCGTCAAGGAGATCGTCAATGGCATCGATTACGCCATTTATTTTCGTCCCCCATGTGTCCTCAGAAGCACCGACTTCGGGCTTTGTCAGACCATAAGTTGTAGTCGTTGTATCAGCCATTAGTTAATCCTCTAAGCGACATTTGACCATGTGATTGATGTTACTGGGATTGGCTCCCACTTCTCACGCCCGATTGATAGTGTACCACTGGTTCCAGTGGATGATGCACTACCGACCCTGCGTCTAATGTAGTTGATTATAACAGACCCGCTTGCTGACGCAGTACCCGAGCCTTTGATGGTGTACACAGCGTTTGCCGTAGACCCACTGGTTGCCGCTACCGCGCCTTCACCGAGCTTGATGATCTCTGCCGATGCGGTAGTGCTTGAAGTGGCCGTGACAGTCGAGTCACTGCCCCTGACCCTGTTGCCATTCGCCACAGAGACAGCAGATGTTACAGATACGATTGTCTGAAGGTCATTGAGGTCATAACGGTTGTAGCCATACAGACCAGAACCCCACGGCAGTTTGTCAGAGCGTTCGATGATTATCGACTCACCTGATGCTGTAACCGTGGAAGATGACGTTATCGCACCTGACGACTCGCGTATGCGATCAGCCAGTGAAACCACAACACCAGATGTGGCCGCAACAGTAGCAGGGCTCTCGAGGTTCCTGCCGCCTGAAGCAGTGAACGTGGACGTAGCCGTAATGGATACAGCACCGTCCTTTACAGTCCCGGAAGTACCAAAGTCCCCAAGACCGTATTCAAGGTTACCGTACCCGTTACGTTCAGTTGGCATCTATCAGTCCAGTGTTACGTCAAGGTCACCAGTCGGGATGCGGAATACGTCACCAGTGTCGATTGCCTTTGAAGCAGTCAGTGAAGCGTATGCCATCAAGTTGCCCGATGATGCCGCATCGAAAATGCCAACGTGTGTCACAGTGCCGTATGACGCTGTTGCTGTTGGGTATTCGATTGACGCGCTGTTGGTAGCCTCGTTACCAGTCACAGTGAATGCCGCTGACTGGCGAGCATAACCACCGCCTGATACCTCAGTACCACCGCCAGTGTCGTCTGGGGCCGCTGTGAAAAGACCGACATACAGCGTACCCGGTGCTGAGTAAGCGTTGCCGCCAAAAACGTGATCCAGAATTTCTGTCTCAAGGAAGTTTGTGAATGACATTATCCAAGTCCTCTAATGTTGAGTCTAATACCGCTGAGTGACCCAGTGCGCCGTACAGGTACACATCCGGTGCATATTCCAACAACCAGTTCGATGTGTTGGAGTCGGATAATGCCGGAATCTTTGTGTAGTATAGCAGTTCAAAGTCGGTGTCTTCATCCGGTGTTGGATAAAGCTCGAACTCACCGCGAACGTGTGCGTAGAAACGTGGCTTTCCTGCCTGATCTTCTGCCGCCTGCCGCTTATCTGCCATGCCGCTCAAACTGAGCAATTCAACCACTGATGTGCCGTCCCCGGTCAAGTGCAGTCGGATTGTCTCGTTCCAGTCCGCAGGCAACTGCATGTACTGGTCACCCTGCGATTGCTGACCCGATGAACGGCTCTCCATCTGCCAGTGGCGAATGTCACGGTTGAACTGAGCCTCGGCCAACTGAATGAACGTAGGAATCACCGCATCAAGATCGTCCCGGTTCAGGAAGTCACTGATCGTTGATTTCAGGTTTGTGTAGTTCGTAATCGCCATTACTTGGCCATCCTTTGTTGAGCGAACTGTAGTGCCAAGTCTATCAGAGCCTCGTCTGACAGTCTGCCTTGCTCTTGATTGTATGCGTTGATTCCGGCTACATTTTCTTGGTAATCACCAATTGCATCATCTCGTCTTGCGTCATCACCGAAAAGATTGTTCCAGATGTACTGTCGTCCTTGGTAAGCCTTTGCGCCACTTCTTGCGCCTTCAGGACTCATTCCTCTGGCCGCCATGTCGTATCCACCAATGAAGTTGAGCATCTGATCCTGCAAGTTGCGATCTACGCGCTTCCCTGCAAGCTCAGGACGCAGTTCTTTAATCATCTCTGGTGCATTGTTGTAGTACGTCTGGTGTCCGGTAGTGACGAACTTATGTAGCTCTGAGTACGGCAAGTCACCAAGGAAGTCGAGTACACCATATTTAGACATGCTCATCTTTTCACCGAAATCATTTAGCGCATCTGTCTTGTATGCGCCTTTTGCGTAACTCAATGCAGTGTCTTTGTCAGGCTGAACCATGTAGTTGCCAGACTTCAAGGCGTCACTCATTGCTGTGCGCGATTCATCATCCTTGTACTCTTTTAGGTTTTCACCCTGCATCTGAATCATCGGAAATGTGATCCACCTGCCTGAATCTTCATCAAATTCAGCCGCCATTCTGTGCGTAGATATACTGCCATCAGGGTTTGAGATGTATGGGTACTTTTCTGGGTTATTGATGCGATCAACGTACTCTGGATTAGCCATTACAAGAACAACTCCGCAAACAGTAAAGCAGGATCGTACACTCGAGACTCGCCGTATGCCGCGCGCTCTGCGATATCACCAACATCTGGTGCGATCAGAGATAGGATGCCTGCGTTCGACAGGTTCCTGTTGAGCTTGTCTGCCGCAAAAGCAAGGCTGTTTGCTCCCTGCGATACCGGGTTGTTAGAAACACCTTTGATCGAGCCAACGTCACCATACTGAGCGTTACGGTTCAGAATATCTGTCGCCATCTTCACGCCGACTGATGGCGTACCCATGACCTCATTCGCTTGTTGACGCGGGCTTGGAATCCCAGAGTTTGCCATAGCTGAGCCTGCACCAAGGATTGACAGTAGTCCTGCTGATGGCTTGACAGCCGGGTTCTTGAGTACACGCTCAACGATCTCTGGCGAAATAACGCCCATCGGCTTCATACGGCTGATTGAATACTGGACTCGCGTCGAGTCGAGGTCTTTGCTGTCCTTTGACGCTCTTGGTAGTGCCTTCATTTCTGCTGAAGTGGCAATGCCAGTTTCGTCGCCGAATCGATTGCCGCGCTTGGTTATCGCATCTTGAGCGATATCGTAAGCGTTTGTGTCCTGAATCAATTCGCCGAGCATCCTGCCTTGAGCCGCTCTTGGGTATGTGTTGTGTAACGCTTCTTCGTACCCGGCAAACGGATCGATCTCGATCACGCTCTGTAAGCCCATATCTTGGCCTTGGTACTGAGCCGCGTCAGATATTGCGAGGTTAGCCTGCGTCATTGATAGGCCACCGTTATCGACAATGTTCTTGTTGTTCATTGCCATGCCGTACTTTTTACGAACCCCGGCATCAAGGCCTTGGTAGTAGTTCAGCAAATTTGGTGAATCGATACCGGGAAAATCTTTGTCGATACTCTTCAGTGCTTTGTTGACTGACGCCTTCTGCTTTTTGTTCATTGCAGATTGCGCGTAGCTGAGCATTACCTCACCCGGCATTGTCGAGAATCCAGTGCCGCCCGGACCCATACGATAAGGTAGCTTGATCGGCAACATGCCTGTTGTATCTGACAACTCTTTCGTTTTATCGAATAATCCTGTGATGATGCTATCGCCAGAAGCCCAACCCTGACCGCTGTCGAGAGCAAAGCCCTGACCGCCTTGTAGATTGACTGGTAGCTTCAGGTCAACGCCGTTAATACTTTTGACAGTTGCGCCTGCCGCTGAACGATCGGACTCACCAATAATGTATGGACGGCCGAGTAACTCTTCTATCGATATCGGATTGGCCGTTTGTGTGCCACGGCTGTCGTAACCGACCTCGAGGTTCATTGCGCGCTCAAGCTCACCCTTCCGACCTTGGACATAACGTGGATCGAATCCAATCTCACCCGGACGCAGGATTACCTCACCTGCTTTCCTGAATGGTGAAAACACGCCTGCTTCTGCGTCATCTGACATGAGCATTGAGCCGAGAGTAGTTGCCGCCAATGGAGCGCCGTATACCTGAATGTTGTCGTACACAGGATGCTTCTTGCCGCGCACCTCGATCTCACCGACCTGATTACCAAAGTGGACGCCGCCTTTCTTGGTTGGGCGCAGTCGAGGTTCTGACTTTGAGTTCTCGTATCGAGTGAGGTCTACACCTTCTGGGAACTCAGTCGCCAGTGAGTAGTAATGATTCTTGCCGTCTTCAACTGAGACGATCGGGAAATCTTTGCCGGGATTCGGATCGAAACCTTCTGGAGTCTGAGTCCAGTTCCAACCTGCTTTCTTTTTGAAGAGATTGGTTTTTACTTTGCGGCCAGTCTCTTTGAACTCGCCGCCGGGAATGTTTTCTGTTGCGACCTGCATCGATGGCTTGCCATCTGGACCGACTGCGATCTTTGCCGCTTCAGGGAACTGCCCGGTGATATCTGTTTTCTGTGGACCCATCTGAAGGTATCGGCCGCCGGGAGTGTAATCGAACTCACTCAGGAACGGCTTGTAAGCCTTGTCATTGGGATCAAAGAACCGCTGTGGTGCAGGCATGACAGATCGAGAGTTTCCCTCGAGCCGTTTAATGCTGTCGAACTCATCAAGACCCTTGCCGATGATTTCAAACAAGCTCTTCGTTTTTGCCATTGTGCAGTCCTAAAACCGCTCGCCCATCAACATTTTAACAGACACTGCTAATCAAGCAACGCCCTGCAGATTTCTTCGTATTGGGTCACCCCATGAGTCGGTCTGGTTGACACCTTGTTTGTAGATGGCCACCAAGCCAAAAGCATCAGCGCCGTGGGAAGCCCAGTCGTGTTCCGGTCCAAGGCCGATCCCTCGCACTTCGTCACGCTTTTCGTGATACCAACCGAGTGCTTCTCGTCCGCCTTTAGTATTTTCGTCGTGGAATCTGCAGGATGGGAACATCCTTCTGGCCGCTTCGATGCGGGACAGTACAGC